GCGCGGGGTGAGTGATGGCGACCTTCAACAACAGCGGAGCGTATTCGATCCTCAACACGCAGAAAGGCACGTACTACGTCCAGGGCGGTCATTACTTTGCCCCGGCGACGTTCGTTGACCTTGGCACGACGACGCCTACCGATTACCAGTCGCTTAGCAGCGAACGCTCGGATGCCGTGAACATCAGCGGTGGGTCGCTGAATGGCGTCACTATCGGCGCTGGGTCGACCATCAGCGCGCCAATCAGCGGCCCGATCACCGGTGCGACGATCACGGGGGGCACGATCAATGGCACCCCCATTGGCAACACCACGCCGGCGTCTGGCGCCTTCACGACGCTGAATGCCACGAGCACGAATATCCTTGGCCCGTCGGCTGCTCAAGGCGTCAATTCCACGACGAACAGTCAGGTTGCCAGCACGACGAATACTGGCGCGGTTCTCAGTGCATCAAGCAACTGGGCGTCGACAACCTACTATGATTCGACGCGCGGGGCAGACGCCAAGACGGCCGATGTGGTATGGGAGTCTGGTGCACTCTCCATGCGGTTCAAGAACGATGCAGGTTCAGCCGCAACGACGTGGCTGCAAGCCACTGGGGCATATAACGCGCTGACTGGAATCACGTCGAATAGCGGCTCTGGTGTTTGGGCGCATACCGGTAGCCTCACCGTCACCAACTACGTCGGCAGCCTGGATACCGGCTCACTGCCTGGCTTCTCCGGTAGCTCCGGCGCGTTCCTGTATGCCGGCAATGGCTTCGAGAGCCTGATGCTGCAGCGCATCGGCAATACGGCCGGCGATCGTCGTGCTTATGTGGGCTTCTCCGGTTCTGGAGTAGCAATGGGCTTCTTCAACGACCAGTCCGGCACGCAGACGCCCGCAATCACGGTGGCAGGTGGTGCAGCAAGCGGCATCAGTGGCATCACGTCCAGCAGCGGTAGTGGCTCGTGGGCTCACACTGGCGCATTCAGCGCGAGCGGTGCGATCAATTCGAGCGTGGGCCTGACCGTCAAAGAAGGTGCGAACGCCAAGCAGGGCGTCGCTACGCTCGTCGCAGGCACCGTCACTGTGTCAAATACGAGCGTGACGGCCAACAGCCGAATCCTTCTGACGGTGCAGTCTCTCGGGACCGTGACGGCCCCCAAAGCCGTCGCAGTGACCGCGCGCACTGCGGCAACGTCGTTCACGATCACGTCTGCGGACAACACTGATACGTCAGTCGTCGCTTACGAAATCTTCGAGCCGGGCGCCTGATCATGAGTTCTCCAGTCCCGACCACGCCCTCCGACCTGATCACGCTCGCTCTGAAAACGACGAACGTGCTCGGTGTCGGCCAGACGGCCAGCGCAGAGGACATGAACGATGCGTTCAACCTGCTGAACATGATGATGGCGCAGCTGCAGCGGCGCCGCTACATGATCTATGAGCTGGTGACGGTATCGAAGCAGGCAACCGGGGCGCAGTCGTACACGGTCGGCCCGGGCGGCGACTTCGACATCCCGCGTCCGGCCAAGCTGGAGTCGGCGTTCTTCCGGCAGAACCAGAATACGCCGCTGCCGGTCGATTATCCCTTCCAGATCATTCGTGCACGCGAGGATTACAACCGCATATCGATCAAGAACCTGACCTCGTTCCCACAGGTGATCTACTACGACGGCGCTTTCCCAATGGGGAACGTCTACCCGTGGCCGATCCCGACGAACCAGTACGAGATTTTCTTGACTGTGATGCAGACGTTGCAGCAGTTTCAGACGATTAGCGACCCCATCGCGCTACCGCCTGAATACAGCGCGGCGCTGATGTGGAATCTCGTGCTGGAACTGGGCGTTGCGTTCGGCCTCCCGGAGAATCCACGCGCTGAGAAGAAGGCCGAGGCGAGCCTTCGCATCATCGAGGAAGTGAACGCGCAGATCCCGCTGCTGCAAATGCCGACAGCGCTCAAGAAAGACGGCGGCACGTACAACGTTTACGGGGATTACTACATCGGGAGCGTCACCTAATGGCCCGGTTCGCGCTCACCGTCGGGGCTTACCAGGCGCGCAGCCTGATCGCTGCGGCCCAGCGCTGCATCAATCTGTACCCGGAGAAGAACCCGGACGGCTCGCCCTTCCCGTTTACGTACTACCCGACTCCAGGGTTGACGTTGCTACTCTCGGTAACGCCGACGACTGGGAGTGGGTGGCGCGGCCTGTGGGCGGCATCCAATGGCCAGTTGTACGGCGTTTGTGGGTCGTCCGTGTACGCGATCTCGTCGTCCTGGGTAGCGACCATCCTGGGCGACATGCAAACCACCAGTGGCCCGATTTCCGTGACGGACAACGGAAACTATGCCCTGATCGTGGACGGCTCATCGACAGGTTACTCCATCACGCTGTCGAGCAATGCGTTTGCTGAAGTCACAGATGCCGCTTTTATGGGCGCGAACACCGTTGATTTCGTCGATGGGTTCTTCATGCTGAATAACCCTAACACGCAGCAGTTTTACATATCCCTTGCCAATAAACTGGCATTCGATGCCACGGACTTTGCGTCGAAGTCAGGCTATTCAGACAAACTGATTGGGCTCGGGGTATCGCGCCGGTACATCTACCTGTTCGGAGCGGCGACCACGGAAATCTGGTTCAACGCGGGAGACACGACATTCGCTTTCGAGCGCATGCCTGGCGTCTTCATGCAGTACGGTTGCACTGCTGCGGCGACGATCGCACAGATGGATGGTGAGTTCTACTGGCTCGCTCAGTCTCCGCAGGGCCGCGCGATGGTCTGCCGTACCAACCAGTTTGCAGCACAGCAGATTTCGACGTTTGCCCTTGATGACGAGATGGCAGGCTATGCCACGCTGGACGATGCTGCCGGCTTCACCTATCAGATTGAAGGGCACTTCTTCTACGTCCTTAACTTCCCGACTGCCAACAAGACGTGGCAGTACGACTTGAGCACGGGCCAGTGGAACGAACTGGTGTGGCTCGACGAAAACGGCGATTTCAACCGTCATCGTGCGAACTGCCATGCCTCGATCTACGACACCGCTGTTGTGGGCGACTGGGAAAACGGCAACCTGTATGCCTGGGACATCAACGCATACACGGACAACGGATCGCCTATCGCCAGGGTGCGCTCATTTGCCCATTCGACTGACGATAACTCGGACCGGATCCGGTATCGCGAGTTCATCGCGAACATGGAGGTCGGCAACGGGACCGGCACTAATGATCCTGTCCCTGTGTTCCTGCGCTGGAGCGACACGCGCGGGAAGTCGTGGGGGAATGCAATTAGCGGAAGCCTGGGCCTTGAGGGCGAATACCTGACGTCGATCCAGTTCCAGCGCCTCGGCATGGCCCGCGATCGCGTGTTTGAGCTGTCATGGTCCGCGCCGGTGAAAACAGCCCTTCTGGGAGCGTGGGTGCAAGCGGAGTCGAACCACCAATGACCAACTACGCTGCCGATATCCCACTGGTCAATGTGCCCCTGGTAGGGCCGGACGGGCGCATGAGCCAGATCTGGTTCGCGTTCTTCGTCCAACTATGGCGCCGTACTGGTGGCGGCATGGGGGGCGACGGTCAACTGACGGTTGCGGACGTGCTGTCGTACGAAGTCACTATGGCGTTGCCGGCTACAGACATTCTAGGCGCCTCGATGGGTCTGGAGATGGGAGCCGCGCCGCCTGTTGCTATGCCTGACCCGCTGTCGGCTGAAATGGCCTTGGCATCTGCGGTCACATTCGCAGATCCATTGTCGGTAGAGATGACCATGGCGCGTCCTTCGGAGGGGGATTCACTCTCCGAAATGCTATTGGCTCAGATATCAGACTCGATGGGTGCGCAGGCCCCAAAGTCAGTCACGCTGGGGGCGTCCCCGGCGACTTATACCGCGACCTACCGCCAGACATTCCACATCACCGGGGGAACCATCTCGGCCATTTCGTTAACCCGAAGCGGGACGTCGTTGGCACTCGCGACCACCACCAATTTGATCGAACTAAGCGCCGGAGATCAGGTGACCGTCACCTACACCGTGCTGCCTACCACTACAGTTTTAGGGAGATAGTATGCAACGCATTCCAGTAGCCATTCCGGCAGCGCAGTTGACGACGAGCGCAGCAACCTACTACACGTCGCCGCCGGGGACCGTTTCCACGATTGGCAACCTGTCGCTGACCAACACCTCTGCCAATCCGGTATCGGTGACGCTCTACAACGTGCCTTCAGGAGGCACAGCTGGAACGGGGAATATCCTTCTTCCGGCGTTCACGCTCTCGGCCGGCCAGCCTTATGTGCCACCTGTAGCTATCGGGCTACAACTAGCTCCTGGGGCGACGCTGCAAGCACTGGCCGGAACGGGGTCTGTGATTAACATCCAGGGCGGTGTCTACCAGACGTCGGGCAGCTGATCATGACGACGATTTCAATTGAGCCCTTCACGCGCGATCTTGCAGCCGAGATTGTGCCGCTTGGCCAACAAAGCTGGGATGAATGCTCGGAGATCAAAAAAGATACGTGCGCTTATCACGGCCAGCGTGGGCTCGCGATCGATCCAGATATCGACCAATATCTCCATCTCGCCAATCACCAATCGCTTATCGCAATGACCTTGCGTGACGACGACAAGACCCTGCGCGGATATGCGTTGCTCATCCTCTACAAGAGC